CCAACCTACCTGTGTTGCGTGCCGGAGTACATTCTTTTTTTGTGGCCTTCTTGCCCGTCCAGACATCCCCCCGGGCACGGACACCGCACCAGAAGTGAGCGGCACCGTCGCGCCAGCCGTACAGGATGGGCTCGTACTGGCGCTGGTAGTCCGCGCGTCCGAGCGTGAAAGTGTTCTTGGCCCAGATGATGAACGTGGACCAGCGACCGCCTGCTGCACGGAAGGCCGACTGCAGCGTGTCCAGCTCCGACGAACTCATGGCGATGTAGACCGCGCCCTTGGTGTGGGTGAGGATGTTGGTGCAGGCGTCCGTCAGGAAGCTGCCGAAACCGTCGCCCAGGTTGTCGTTCATGATGGGGCGGTTCTTGCCGCGCATCTTGTCCTTGGCCGTGTTGGCGTAGTTCACGTTGTAGGGTGGATCGGTGAAGGTCATGTCCACCAGTTCCTCACCCAGCAGGGCCTGATAGTCATCGACCTTGGTGGCGTCGCCACAGAGCAGTTTGTGCTCACCGAGCACCCAGATGTCACCTGGCTTGGAGACCGGGGTCTCGGTGACCTCAGGTACTGCATCTTCATCGGTCAAGCCGTCTTGGGTCTGCTCTTCGCCGGCAATCAAAGCCTCCCACTCCTCAGTGGAAAAGCCAGTAAGGCCAAGGTCAAAGCCAGCGTCTTTCAACTCGGACAACTCGATGCCAAGCAGTTCGTCTTCCCAAGAGGCGTTTTCACCGATCTTGTTGTCGGCCAGGATCAGGGCGCGGCGCTGGGTATCGGTGAGGTGCTCCATGGGCACCACGGGAACCTCGGCAAGACCGAGTTTGCGTGCAGCCAGCAACCGACCATGGCCGGCAATGACGTTGTTCGCGCCATCGATCAGGATGGGAGCACCCCAGCCAAACTCACGAATGCTGGCGGCGATCTGAGCCACCTGAGCGTCGGAATGCTGCTTGGCATTGCGCGCATAGGGGATCAACGAATCGACCACGCGGTATTCGAGTTTGATGGGGTTCATGAAGGCCTGAAATGAAAAACCCGCCTCGCAGCACCTGGTGCATGGGGCGGGTTTGAAGGGCAGAAAACAAAACGCCCACCAAGACGAACTGGGCGGGCGTGATTTGAGTGATTAGCTGAATCGTATCTCATCGATATATATCGGTCAAGCACTTTCAGCGTGAATATCCGTAGTGAACTGCAAGCACCGCCAGCGCACCGACCAGGATGCCTTTGGCTTCGTACTGATTGAGCGTTCGGCCGTTCCACCCCTCAACGGCTGACCACTCTTTCACACTGCGACCCAGACCTGCCACATGCCAAACGGCGCAGCCACCCAGGCTGCTGATTCCGCCTACCGCATCGAGCGCCTCGTGCATGCGCTTGCGCGCCCAGACCACCCGCTCGGTCATGCTGTCCTTCCACTGGCCACCGGGAATGCGGGTGAGCGGTGGAGCACCTGCCGGGTCCATCTGGGCAAAGACAAAGGTTCTGTTGAAGTCCTGCCCTGCATCGTGCATTTGAGGCGTGATCGAACCGTTGCGCAGCAAGATGCCCAGGGAGTCGATGCAGCGAAAGTGCTCCGTGCGGTAGCTCGTACCCTCTTCGGCGAGGCTGTTCCACTCGGCAACTCGGCCGCCGGCCAAGCAAACGACGCTGCCGTGCTCCAGGGGTTGAGTGAGCGGTTTTTTAGCCATGGCGGGTACCTCCCGCAGTGCGCCCGGCGCTTTGCGCCAATGCCCAGTCCAGGACGGCCAAGGCATCGGCCTCGTTGTCATCGGCAACCAGGTAGCCTCGCGCCCGCATGGCTGAAACCATCTCGGTCTTCCCAGCGTTCCCCTTGCCGGTCACATGGCGCTTGATCGTACCCACGGGAACGCCCTGGTACGGGATCGTTTGGTGCTCGCACCAGCTGGTCAGGGTTGCCAGAAAGCCGCCGTAGGCGTGCGCGGCATCGACTCCGAGGTGGCGGCGCACCTCCTCGAAATAAACCGCGTCCAGCCCTGATGCAGCGCCTCTCGGGGCCGTCGTAGCCAGGAGTTCGTCGAGCCAGCGGCGAAAGCGCAGGTAGCGCATACCGCCACCCTCGAATCGTTGGGGCTTGAAGCTGACATAGCCGTGGGTGACCGAGCGATCCGGCAGGCTCAGAGCCCAGCCAGTCGTGGTGCCCAGGTCCAGCGCCAGAACGGCTTGGGGTATGGCGTTGGGTTGTGGATCTTGTGGGCGATACATCGGGGAAGTCCTCCAAGGGTGCGAACAAGCGCTCGTGCCAACTTGTTCAAGCGACCTGGAGGAGCTCAGGCATCGCCGGGTCAGGGCTGGTGCGGCTCCCTCATGTCCGTTTCTGTTACGGCTTCGGGGAAGTCAAAGCGGCTCACGTGGCAGTAGCCAGGGCCGGCTTCAATCTTTCATCTTTCAACGCCAAGTGCATGGGCCTTGGAGTAGTAGAGAGATATTTCAATATTTATTTATTTCAATCTAGTTCTCCTTCTCTCTGTCTCTGTCTGGGGGGCTTCGCGCGCGCGAGGCTCTAGGCCCCCACTTTTTATATGTGTATCTCTAGTGGGGGGTTTGAAAGATGAAATTACTGAAGCAAGCCCATCCGGGCGCCGCCCGCACCTCATAGGACCTTGATCCACTGGGCTGGGCGCCCCTTGCTTTGCAGGGCCATCATCTCGATCAGACCGGCCTCAGCCAGGGTGCGCAACACCCCGTCACGCTGGCGGTGATCCATGAACTGGGTGCGCCGGGTGAAATCGCTCTTTGACATCCCAGCCATGCCCGCATCCCGCAGGATCTGCATGGCCCGCTTGTGGTGGGACTCCACCTGGTTTTCGGACACACGGGCAGATGCCTCACGGATGGTGAGTTCGGCGCAGTGGCGCGACAGCATGATCCCCCACTCGGCATCGTGATCCTCGATCTGGGGGTCCACTGGGTCACGCGAGACCGCGCGAATGAGCGCCAACTTGGTGGCGTTTTCCTCGATCCGCGCAAGGATGGACGAGAAGCCGGTGCCCCGCGATGTGCGCAGCTTGCCCACCAACTCCTGGTCCAGCGCCCTGAAGGCGTCGCGCGCGGCCGGCGTCATCGGCACCACCCGCGGATCGACCAGCACCTCGTCGATCGCGCCGACGTCGGTCAGGTTGCCGCTGAGCTTGCCGCCGCCCTGATGGATAAGGATCAGCCGGTCAATCAGGTCCTGGGGCGGGTCGATGACGCCAAACGCCTCGTTGCTGTCCGGGAAGTCGTCCTCGCTTTCCATGATCAGAAAGCGGGCCAGCGATCCGTCTGCCACGTTGGACGCCTGCAGCGCCTGCCAAAAGTGCAAAGGCGTCGTGGTGCCATAGATGCAGGCGCAGGGCTGGTGAATGGCACGATGGGCGTTGTTGTGCTGGGTGCTGGCGTACTCCACCCCGAAGTAGGTGGTGCCCGAGGTGGTGTAGAGCTCGGTCATCAGGTCCAGGATCTCGCACACATAGCGCGGCGACCGCTTGCGATCGGCTGCTGCCGAGAGAAACATCCCGAACTCATCGAGCTGGAACAGGATCGCGGGCTGGCGCTGGATGGCTGTCAACAGGCCTGAGCCCGATGCGATCTTGTTGCCACCCAAGTACTGCAACAAGTTGGCCTTGCGGAACAGCTCGTTGATCACCACGCGGCTGTGGTTTTTGCCGGCCCCGCTCTCGGCGATGCCGACCACATAGAGGTTAGACCGGATGTTGCTCTCGGTCCGGTACTTGCGCCCCATCAGTGCCCCGATCGCACACAAGCTCGCACCGAGTGCGAGGACTGGCTGGGGGCGTTTGGCCGTCGCTGCCATCAAGGCCATCATGTCTGCAATCACACCCCCCACCTGATCCCAACCGACCGGCATAGGCTTGGGTGGAGGTAGGGAGATTTCCTGGGGCTCAATGGAAATAGGNNATCGTGCCGGCGCCTATGCGCTGGGGGGCGAAGCTGCGCCAACTGCGTGCCGTCGTCTTGGGGTCGTTCTTCTGCGAGCTTTCGGACCATGCCTCAAACAAGGGCCAACCTTCATCGCCGAGCGCTCCCTTGGTGGCCATCCCGATGCGGACCCAACTGTCGTAATCCAGATCGGCATTGACGATGTGCCTGAGGGCATCTTCAACAGCTTCATAGGTGCCACGCTGCTCAGGAAGGTTGGCGCACTCCATCGGGGCACGCAAGCCAACGCCCAGGGTCTTGGGACGCAACTCGGCCGGAATCAAGCGGTACGCCTCCTTGGCGAACTCTCGGGCCTGGGCCTCCGTGATGCCGGGCAAGTCATCAGGGCTCAGGTCCGCCAAGGTGCTCACTGGCCAGTCGTAGGGCTTGCCGGTATCGGGGTGGATGCCATAGGCGATGAACTGCTGGCCGACCCCAAGCACCTCAATCGGCGGGTACTTGAAGCCGGAAAACGGCTGCACGGCCCGGTAGACCAGCAGGCGCTTGGGTGCATGGCCAATGCGCACTGCAGGTGTGTCGCCCAGCATCCGCTTGGCCAGCGCCTCGATCTCAAGCGCAATGGTGGGCGAATCGAGGATGTCGATGTCAATGCCGATCACCCGCCCCGCAGCGATACCGATGCCTGCCTCGGGCCAGTTGCCCCAGATATCGACCTCGTTGTCGGTGGTGTCACGCTCGCAGTGCCGACTCCACTTGGGGTACTCGTGCCAAGCGCCAAGCTTGTACAGCCCAGGCTTCTTGGTGTTGGGTTGAATCGGCAGGATCGGAAAGCCGCGATCGACCAGGGTGGCGCCCAGCTGCGCCATGTAATTTTTGTTTGTCATGGCGCTCCTTAAAACGGCGGGTCATCGGCGTAGGCCTGGCGCAGAAAGTCTTGAAATGCGGTGACAGCCACATCGATAAGCGTCGCCCACTCCTGCTCGGTCCAGCTTGCCAGGTCGGTCTTGCCGATCTCCTCGACATAGGCGCCCGCGCTCATGCCGGCGGCTGCCAGCGCATTGGTTTCGTGTTTGTTTGGATCGATCATTCCCTTCAACCTTGCAGTGATGTTCTGGCAGCTCCGAGAGCACTGTTTGCTGTCTGGCGCGTCCACACGGATGTAGCGAGGTGCGAATCCATAGCCGCGAGCATCCCTGCGGCAGATCACGCACATCATGAAAACCGGGCTCCGACGACCTCGGTGTAGCGACCGCTGGGGCGAACGGCGATCTCGGAGGGGCAGCGCAGCTTGGCTGCGCAGGCAATCGCCTCGTCCACCCGGCGGGGCAGCGGCAAGCCCTGGGCGCGGTTGGCCCACCAGGAGGCTGCCTTCTGGCGCGGATAGCCCTGGTGCTCGATGCAGATCCATTCGCTGTGGTGCGTGAGCCCGCTCCAGTAGTCCACGCGCAGTGATGGCGGCTTGCCAGGCTTATCGTGTCGGGCGTAGGAAACCCGGGTAACAGGCACCCACTCGGATTTGCCGGAGGTCAGAATGTCCAGGTTGCTGGCCTTAGCCTCGATCTTGAGTTCGGGCGGCGGGAAAACATGCCCGCAATCAGGACAGGTGCGCACCGAGAAGAGCACACGTCTGAACTCCAGTCACATCCCGATCTCGTATGCCGGCTTCTGCTTGAAAAAAAAAAAGCAGAAAAAAGGAGGAA